GCTACCACGACACAGGCACCGTCCAGGCACACGAGGCGATGCTCGCGGCGTTTGCCGTGCTCAGTAACGCGTCGCGCGGAGAACTGCCGCCCATCGCAAAGCTGAGAGACGCCGGGGAGAGCGGCGTCGAACAACACTGAAACGCAATCCCGGCGTTCTCTCCAGCGCCGGGTTAGGAGACGACAAAGCATGAAAACTGAAAAAGAAATCGCGGAGATAAACGAACAACGCCAAGAGGCGATGCAAATGCTGGCCGCTGCCGCTGAAACCTTCGCGGCGACCGGGTGCAGCCTGGGGGCACATACAATCCGCGAATGTATCGGAACACTGATAGCCGACAACTGCCACGAATACTAAGTCTCCTAACGCGGAAGCTCAGCGCACTGGCGCGGGAGGACAGGCGTCGTGAGCACGCTGCCCGACAACCCGCGCCAGTTCGCTGCAGCGCTTGGTTCTTTTTCGTTCGGATTAGAGCCCCGCGTCGCTCGTAGAATTGGAGTGGGGGGCCGGTGCGGAGCCGGTCTGAAAATAAATCAAAATAGTTCTTGCGCTCTGGTAGCGTCACGCTACATTGCACCCATGAAAGCAACCCGCAAATCCGCAAAGCAGAACGACACGTTTGGAATTAACTCCGGCCCCAAGTGGGGCACTCCTGAGCACGCCGCCGCAGAGGCTGCGTTCTTCGCCGAAATCGAGGCGGAGAATCTCGCCAAATATGGCCGCAAGGTAATCCCCGCAATGCCGCTGATTTCCGATGCGGAGTTCAACCGCCTGCAATCGCTCGCCGCGAAGTATCGGTAATGACCGCCGACGAATACAAAGCCACCCGCCAGCGCTTCGGCACGCAAGCCGAGGTTGCTGCGCGGCTGGGCGTCGCTCGCTCAACAGTCGCCGACCGAGAGCGCGGAGACATGGTAATCACGACCGAGGCCGCGCTTGCTCTTTCTGCTTTGGCGGGGGCGGGGAGGAAAAAGCCATGGGCGAAGAAGGGCAAGAAAAAGAACAAGCAGATACGCGACTAAGAGCGATGCGCCAACAGAGTAAATTTGCATGAGCTACCAGACCCGTAAAATCAAAGCGTCACGCGAGCGCGCGAAGCGACTGGCGAAAGCCCGGTGGGACAAAGACAGGGCCATGCGTGACAGAATTGCAGCCATTGAACCGGCGAGCTTTGGTGGCGAAATCGTTCGCCGCGTCGTCGTTATTGACCGCGAAAAATCAGCGCGCGAGATTATCTTTTACGCCTTCGACACATACTCAGACCGGCGCCGAAAACTCCGCGAGGTTCGTGCCCTATCTATTCCATGAAAAAAACCCGATACCCCAACAACATCAAACTAGGCGTGACCAAGCCGCAAGCCGCGTGGATAAAGCGCGAAGCAAAGGCGCGAGCACTCAGCGAAGCGCAGGTCGTCAGAACGGCTGTTGACCACGCTCGCGGATGCGTTACCGTGACGCAATGAGCGAAACCCCGAGAACAGACGCGGTGTTTGCGAGCACCGACCACGCTGGGATCATGCGCGACTTTGCCCGCGCCTTGGAACGCGAGATTGCCGCCGTGACAGCCGAGAACGAGAGGCTTTTGCGCGGCGAGTTTATTTGCCGCGAGTGCGGCATCCGCAAAGACCACACGCACCCGAAATGCGACTTCTGACAATATTCGCGGCCATCCTTCTAGTCTCATGCCAAAGCGCACCCGTAAAAGCCCGCAAGATCATGGCCCCGGTGGCAGCGAAAGCGGCCAAGGCGGGCAAGATCGTCGCAAAGCAGACCGGCAGCATCGGGCGGCTAAAGGCAAGCGTGGCGGAGTCCGTGGAGGTAGCGGAAAAGCTGAACAAGGAACGCCCGGACGGCGACACAGCGCGGCTAATCCTTTCCCTCCGCATCGCCGCGTCGGAGACGGATGCGCTTCGTGGATCGAATGAAGAACTCAGACTCACCCTTACCGGCCTCGAAACCGAAGTCGCCAAAGCCCAGGACAAGGTGGCCGTTGAGGTCGCCGGGGCCGAGACGTGGCGGACGTGGGCTTGGCGCTGGTGGTGGGCTTTCGCAGGCACGGTTGCCAGCGTCGCCGCGCTGGTCTATTTTCGCGCACAAATCCCATTCCTGAAATTCCTATGAAAACCATCCTCAAACTCATCTCCAACTGGCAGGGCTTCGCCGCGCTGCTCGCCGCCGCTGCAATCTTCTACTTCTCGCCGACGATGCTGCGATGGCTGGACCCGACAGCGGGAGTATTCGACACAGGCTATCTCCAAAGACCGATTGTCGCTGCCTCTTATTTCTTTTTCGCGACCTTCTGCGCGTTTGTCGCTTTGCAAATCAACTTTCCAACGCTTGACGACTGGCTGGACCGAAACGGATTCGGCGATGAATGGCGATTGGCTAGCCATCAATTCAAGCTGGCGTTTATCCTCGCCACTCTGGCCATTCTAATTGCAGCCTTCATCGCGTGTGTGTGTCTCGTCCCAGTAGAATCCGCCGCGCCCGCTGCCTCGCGTGTATATGGCTCTCCCGAGTAAAATCTTCTTTAGCCTTCTGCTTTCCGCGTGGATGGTATGCGCCGCGTGTGCCGGGCCGCGCGAGGATGTGATGGGCGTTGCGCGCTCGCTTCTAGGAACGACTGAGAAGACCGGGCGCAATGACGGGCCGGTGATCGAGGCTATTCTCGCCAGCACCGGCAACCGCAAGGGTGATCCGTATTGCGCCGCTTTCGTCTATTACTGCGGCAAGACCGCCGGCTATCCGAAGCTCTACCCGCGCTCGGCGTGGAGTCCCGACATGGTGCAATCGCCGACCTGGACGCGCGCCAACGGCGGTCAGGAACCGCGCGCTGCCGATGCGTTTGGCATCTACTTCCCGCGCAAAGGCCGCGTCGCTCACACCGGCTTGATCGAATCGGCGAGCCGAAGCGTATTCGTGACCGTGGAGGGCAATACCTCGCCCGAGGCTGCGGCAGGTTCGGCAGCAGATCGTGACGGTGGCGGCATCTGGCGCAAGCGCCGGCTGCGCTCGCAGGTCCATTCCGTGCGGTCTTGGGTGCCATGATCGCCGAGTCCCATTCATTCGGAGCGTCCTTCATCGGCCTGGTTGCGCTCGTCATTTTCCTCGCCGTGGTCTGGAAAGGGATGCGCGAGTGAAAGCCCCGGTTTGCGCTCTCGCTTGGGCCGTGGCAACGCTGGCGACGGCGACGCTGTTGCGGTGGCTGACGGGGCGGGCGGATGAAGTGAAATGAGACGCGAACCGTTGTCCGCACCGGGAGTATTACCTCTGCGGCTGACCACCAACACGGTTTTCTATGGTCATTTGGAACGGACTAACCAGCACGGCTGCTGATCTCTAACTGGCCGTCGCCAGTATTGCCCGCGCCTCAATTCACTTCACCGGCTACGGTTCCGCGCTTGCGACGCTTTGTCAAGCAGCCGCAACGTCGCGGCCTTGTCCATGCGCCGCACCATCCCGGCGGCTTTTGCGTTCGCACGGCGCAAGGCTTGCGTGCGCGCAGAGAGGGCAAGCTCCTGGTGTAGGAGCTGGAACTCATCGGCTGCCAGAAGCGTTTCGTTCGCGTTCATGTGCGGATTGCTAGCACATTCAATTGTAACCGTCAAGGTTACGTTTGTTGAGCGTCAACGGGTTGCAAACAAAATGCAGGGGACAGCAAAAAAGAATTGGACAACTGCCCCACGTTGCCCCAACGTGCCCCACACCAAATGAGCAAAGCCCGCCACGTCCGAATCCAAGGATACATCGCAGACAAGCTGATTTCCTTCTATAAGAACAACCCTTTTGCGCCTTCATTGAGCCAGCTTGTGAATCGTGAGTTGATGGCCGCACTTGGCGCAAAGCAGAAGTCCAAACGTGGCACGAAACCCGCTAACTAACCGGCATGAACTATCCAAACGCATCCGCCTTCCTTGCCGCCCGCTTTGTTGATCTCGGCAAGTATCAAGAACTGCAAAAGCAACTCGCCGAGAAAGAAGCCGAGACGACGCGGATCGTGAAGGCACTTGGCGAAGCGGTCAAGCGCCGCAACGACGCCGAGTCCATGCTGACACGGCTCAAATTCCAGCGCCAAGATAACGGCGTTTGGGTTAACATCGAATTATGAAACCAACAACCCCAGCATACCACCGCGATATAGACTCCGCGCACAAGCGCGCGATGGACATGAAACACGCTTGCTACCACGCGAGGCTCGACCGTGACCTCGCGCTATTCCGAGCGAAGCTGCTCACGCTTGCGCTCCTGACCGCGCTCGCCGTTCTCGTCTGGTCACTAGGCAGCACCCAGAATGGGCGCGACGTTTGCAACCTTATCGCCCGACTATTCCAATGAGCCAACCCGACAATACCCTGCTAAGGCAATTTTGCGATTGCAGCAAACCGGCGACAGTAAAGCGCGGCAACGCGAAGATGTGTCAGAGCTGTGCCGACACAGACAGCAAATCGCCTCCTTACGTTGCAGGACGCAAACCCAAGACGACCATCGGAACTTTTTCATATATCGAAATCACCCAACGCTGCCGAGAGTTTTTCGAGCGAAATGGGCTGAACCAGTTTGGATATTGAATATGAGCACACCACTTACACCGTGGGAGCAGGCTATGGCCGCAATGCGCGAGGATGAGGACATGCGCGCTGGCAAAGCGGCTGCACTGGAAAAGCAGAACGCCGAAGGATACCGCTACATGGGCGAAATGAATCCGCTCAAGCACATGCTGCCGGACGTGGTGGCAGCGGAACAGCGCACGGCCTGCAAAGTAAGACAGGAGGGAAACAGGTGAGCGCGTCCCTGCCATCCGAGGAGCTACCGCGCCGCATAGCCCGCGAGGTTGCGGACGAGTTGCGCGGTCGGCGAGAAATGGACGCCGCCGATATGCGGGCCGAGATGGAAGACTTTCCGCTGCCGCTCGTTGGCCTCGTGAACATTCCGATCAGCGACCTCGACAACTATCCGCCAGGAGAACTGGCATCCGCATCCGGGAAGACCGATGACAAACAAAAAGAAAGAAACGAAACGAAATGAACCTAAACGAAGAGTTCCCGAGCAAGTGGCTGTCTGGTGAT